ATGTATTTAAGCCAGAATTCTAATTCTTTGATCATGGCCTAGTTCTAATTAAGTGTTCATAATATGCTTTTTCACGAGCGTTACAGGTCTTTTCCCAATCCTGTGTTAGAGTAATGTGGTATTCTTCTACAACAGGCTTATAAGTAGCTTTGTCTATAAAGATGCTTATTAATATACCTATTGTTATTCCCACAAAGATTAGTTTAAATTTCTGCATAAAGATAGTTTAAAAAATGTAACGAATTGTATTCCAAGGGATTATAAAATCATGTAAAGTTTTGAAGTCTTGGATATATTTAGCTTTTAAGCCTAGTTGATATCTAATATTCTCTCCGCCGTACTGTGAATTTTTAGTCTCTTGGTTGTCAAAAGTCCATAATAAATCTTCACCTGGTACATTATTTATCAGATTGTAAATATGCTTAGATTTATTGTGAGTTAAGAAGATTACTTCAGCTTTTACTTGCTCTTTATAATCCACGTAGTTTTCTAACATCTCAAACAATTCTTCGTAATCTTTTAAATAACCAGGATATACTACTACAGGACTAAAGTTAACATGCACATCGTAGCCTGCATCTATAAATGCATCAATAGCTTTGATTCTATCGATGATTAAACTAGTATTAGGCTCCAATATACTTGATATCTTTTGTGGCATTAGACTAAACCTAATTCTTACTTTACCTTCAGGATTGTATTTTAGAAAGTCAATAGGTATTATTTTAGTCGCAAGTGTAGCTTTTGCAATAGGATGCGTGCGAAAGAATTCAAATATTCTTTCCCAATCATGATACTTGGCATGGAGCGCAAAGTCCTCATTGCATGCAATATCGTAAGTAATAAAATGTTCATCTGTTTGATTAGGTTTAGGAACATCAGCATAAAAGAATGCATGATTATTAATCTCTGTTAGTATATCACCTGTATTCTTAGCAACACTAAGCCCCTTTGGTTTATGACGCTTCATGTAGCAGTAGCCACATTCTAGTAAGCAGCCAAAACCAAATGAGGGGCTTATATAATCGCTAGATCTACCTGATTCTCTAATTTTAAAAGTCTTTCTACTGACTTTTTCTATTAAAGTAGGTTTCATGATAATGCAGCAAATATTAAATAACCAAAACCAATACCTGCTAAGAAATATAATGCTGCTTGATATCCTTTGCTAGAAACTACTTTATCTATGTTTATTAAAGTTCTCTTAGATTCTATAATTTCCCAGCTACCACCATTAAGAAAAGAGCAGTTTTCTAAAATGCATAGTACAATATTACCTTTATCTTCGACAATATGAAAGTATGTATTCTTAGCTAGTCTTTCTACATCAAGTACTAAATACTCTTTCTTTCTGCTTACAAACTGCGAGTGGTCAGTAACACTTTTAGGTATTCTTACATACATACCTGCCATTAATTTTTGTTCATTCATAATTTAAGTTTTAAAGGATTAATAAAAGATGCCTGTCTTTCCAGGCTGTCTAGTAGTCAGGACAGGATTCGAACCTGTAACAGTATGCGGTTAGATTCACATACTTGACCATTAGCGTCTACCATTCCGCCACCTGACTATATTGACTGTGAGAGCACGTTGTTCTTTGCATCTCTTTGATATTCCCCGCGGCTAGTCAGACCGAATAGAGCGTTTCCCTATCAGAAGTCCCATGTAGGTAATCAGCCTACTTCTCATCATATTGGACATACTATTCGGTGATGAACCGAAACGTGCAGTCAAGATGTAAACCAATACACCTTGACTATCCTACTGTTTATATAAATATAAACCCTAGGTGTGAAAAATACTCTTGACGTCTAGATTCAAGCTCGTAATCTTCATGTACTATGTAATCGTATTCTTTTGAAAGTCTCTCATAATTATCTACATCCTCTTCTAAACACTTTACATTAAAGTATTTAGATACCAACTCCGCTCGCTCTTTATTTGTTCGTGGTTTATGGTCCAGTTCTATTGTATTTAAGTATAGACCAAGTTCATCCATTCGAACCCTTTTGATAGTTGTTTTTTTAGTAGCCATGGCGTGTATTTTAAGAATAGAAAAAAGGGAGCATAGAAACTATACTCCCCTGTTTACAAACTAAACCTTAGATTAGTTCAATGCAGATGCAATAGCATCAGCAGCTTGAGCTACGTCTAAACGAGTAGTGCCTTCAAGAATAACATGCTTTGCTTCACCTGTTACTACAAGTGAGCGGCTATAGATATACAAACCGTTGTGAAGAAGGAAGTCACCATCTTTGCCAGCACGCTTAGCACGTGTCCCAAAGTTAGCTACATCATACTCTGTACCTTTTGTAGTCTCTACAATCTGAATGTTCAATGGCATATCAGGTGCACCAGCAAGACGTGGATCTTCTTGGTTAATGATAAGCTCTTCACCTTCAGCAAGGTTAGTTACATCGATGCCAAATTGCGCAGTGATATCTGCTTTCTCACCAGATAACCATGCATAACGAGGCTTAGATTGATTAAAGCGATCATCAGATGCATTTAATAGACCAAGAATGTTATTTGATGATTTGCCAGTGTTGACAATTTGTGAGAAAGTAAGTTGTACTTTGTTACCTTTTACTCCTTTTGCAGATTCTAAAACGATTTTGTTCATGATAATTGTTTTTAATAGATAAATAAATAATAGATTGTGTTCTAGATCAGGCTTATAAAGCCTATACATTACAGTCCGAACATGCTGTAATGGTTTCCTATCAAAGTTTTTGTGACGATGCGCTTTGATGTTGGATTATTAAATGAAAAAACGATGGATAAAAATAAAGCCCCACTCAGCGTTAGCCAAGCAGGGCTTACCTCTAAAACGTGTAGTTATAGTAAGAGCTATCCTACTATAACTAGGTAATTAATATTCTCTTGGTGTTCGCTTATTACTATATAAGAACAGTAGTGTCTCATAAAGGAAGAACAGGCCAGCCAATATATTCAAGGCCAGTACTAAGTAAGAGTTGTTATACTCTTTAGTAGTCATGCCGAATGAGATATAGAGGGCTAGTAATAATGCCTTGTTGAGTACAGTCAAGTATACAGCAGGCAATAATAAAGCAACTAGTGCTTTTGTTGGTGGATTTAATGTTTTAAGGTATTTCATTGTGTGTAGATTTAGTACGAATTATAGCATAATCAAGGTGAGAGACTATTTCTCACCCTGATATACAAGAATAGAGCCTAGTGTGGCTACGAAATACATTACAGTCAAGAACCAGGACAGTGCAGGGTTGAGTAATGTGTTAGATAATGATATCACCACCATTGTAAAGGTGACTAGTATCATAAAAATCATAAGAAATAATGCTGTCTTCTTCATAAGTTATTGAGTAATAAATAAATAAATAGTGAATGCAACGATTGCAGTCATGATGATGATGTGTACTACTATCATGATTGCTTATTTGTTTCTTCGTTATGCCATTCAGCAGCAAACCATACTATACCACATACTATTAGTACTTGTACTATCCATGCAAGTGGGCTACTGTAAGTCTCTGGTTTAAAGGCTAATCCTAATGTCATTAAGCCTTCGAATAAAATTACTACTAGCATAGTTACTGCTAGTCTTCCGATTAATCTGATTGTATTCATTGTGTTTAGTTTTAAAGGTTAAAAAATAGGCAGTTTATACTCATACCCAGGAGTTTGTAGCTTATGGAGTGGATTAGCACTGCTACTACCACGGATACTTTAGTTCACTAATCTAAACTAGGGCCCGCATTGCGACGCGACTGCTGCAGCAGAAGCTTACCTGTACCCTTTGGGTAAGCTTATAAATTTCGTGGAGGTAATTCACTTACCTGTTGCATGATACTAGTGATATCATCAGGTGTTAAATAGCCTATTACATCGTTAGTAATTGGTGTGTCATATACTATCTCAGACCATTCATCATCAGGTCCCATGTGTATAACAGCCAATTCATATAGTCCTTTTTCTACTCCCTTAGTACCATGACCACGTACTACTGATACGCCATAATGGTTAGGGAATATATGGAAGGCAGTCTCACCTAACTGAACCCAGTTAAGTTCAGCTTGTTCTTCGTCTTCTTCTACACTGAATATTAAATCGTTAAATGTCATGTTGGATTGTATTAGAGGTAAATAAAATACTGGCTTACTCGACATCAAAGTCTTGTAAGCCAGGAATATAACTCATAAGAGATATCATCTCTTCGTGTGTCATTTGTCTCTGTTTGAAGTAGACAGTGCTGTCATCATACCAATCACCTGTCCAATCTTGTCTCATGATACAGATGCATGTGTAACGCATTTTGTTATAGACAAAAGATCTTATCTCAGAGTTATATAATGAAGATTTAGTAAAGTAATCAGCATCTGATTTACTTTCTATTGCTTCACGGAATGCACGATCAAACTCTTCACTTGATATGTATTCAGTAGGTTGTGCATTGTATTCTAACAATGCTAATGCTTCAGCTTTAGTCATAATGTGTTGTATTAGAGGTAAATAAAATGAAGCTTTAACCGTCATCTCAGCTTCGACGTACCCTTTTCTTGGGATAACTTTTGATTTCAGTAGTATCAGAGGATAGACACCAGAAATAAGAACCTGTACTAGTACTATATCGTCTAGTAGCTTCGTATCTTGTTCCTAATTTAGCATCGAATACTAAAGCACGTACATCTTTCATGAAATGATAATCAGCTAGTGGATGAGTCATATCCATTAGTTGTTTATTAGTCATGAATAGTATCTTATCATATTTTCTTTTACGTACAGGCTCTAGTTCATTTTTCCATGAACCTTTGCTTGCTTTGAAACGTCTATAAGATATATCAGTAAATACTATGTATGTGTGCATTCTCTTCTCACCATCGTACTGCTCATATGCTAAGCAGTTATTGAAACGATAAGCTCTGTAATTGAAATCACTACCAATTTTATCTGTTCTCATGTTGTTAGTTTTAAAAGTAAAAAAAGGGTGTGATTAACCTACACACCCATTGTAACCTGCATTGTCCGAATTGAGGTAAGGAATACAGCTTTAATAGTCTTGTCTATAACTTTGCAGCTAGCACAATTAACTATTAGGTACAGGCCGTTAAGCATAACGGTATCACCAATGTTCCAGGTTGTTCATTCAAACAGTATTGCTACTGCTTCAGTCTTATTCCCCTGGTTTTGTTTCATCAAATAGTTTCTCAGGCTATAAGACATACACTTTTTAGCTCATGGTGGAGCGCTTTACGTACTCTCACAAGGTTGCAACCCTTGACATCTTTGCCATATTCTAATGAGTTACCCTAATGGGACTCTGTAGCGGAAAGAACTATAGTACCTGCTTGGATGAGAGTATATAATAGGCTTGCTAATTACCCTATTGAATGGCATCTCACTTATAGCTTACAGTGAGCCTATATCCTGTGTTAACTATGGTATATAGGATTTAAAGTAAACATAGCCCTAGTTATAGAGCTATGCTTATCACGCATATTGTTATGCGTTGGTGTTTACTACCCATTCGAGGATAGTAACAACACCGTCTACTATGATGTATGTCTCCATAGTTTGAGGTTTTAGAGGTGAATACTGAATTAAGCGATAAACTTAATATATCGAGTCGTATTTAAAGACCGAAGAACAACACCAATACCCCCCGAAGGGGGTTGGTGCACGGCGATTAGAACGCCATAAGTACCTGACGGCCAGCAGGATACGTGGTGCCGTTGAAGTCGAACTCGCGTGTCGAGACGAACTGACCCATGGTCCATTCGCGCTCGGTTGCGGTTGTCTCGCCCGCCTCGATATTCTTCCTTGGAACATGAATGTCGTCTCGTCGACGATGGTGATATCGGCGGTGTTTGCATCGAAGGTGCCGATTGTTTCTTCGAGTTGGAAAAGCGGCGTGCCATATTTCTTGATGTCCGCCGAGATTAGGTTGATGTTTAGTGCCATGATTACGGTTTTAGAGGCGTTAAACGGTCGGGGGTGTTTCCCCCGCCCAAAAGTTAGTAGGGGTTGCGTGTGTAGGTGGTAACCACTGTCGCGAACTCAGAGACATTCTCCATACCCTGATGGGGGGGGTATATTTTTTTGATCTCTTAACCCATGATTTTAGAGCTACTCCCTAAAATTTTTTTAGGGTAGAAAATAGGTTCCCAAATAATATCAAGCATGAAATCACAAAAAATCTTCTATATCCTATACTGCTCCTACGCTACAGAGGATTTATACGAGTCCCCAAAAGGGGACTAATAGGCCCCTAAAAGTCCCCAAAAAGGGACAAATCGTTATTGTATTATAAAAAAATTATAGTAACTTTACCCTATGGGAAACAAAATCACACAGCCTAGACTAAAGAAAAATGTAGACTTTGATCTAGAAACTTATGTAAATACCGAGACTGGTGAATTATTAAGCTCTGCACTGGGCAAAGATAAGTTATCCGTAAGCGTCACAGAAAAAGGTGACTACGTTGTTATGAGTTCTGATGACTATGTCGTGCTTGACAGTGAGACAGTAAGATTCCTAGCTAACGAGTTATCACGTGCTGAGCTTAGTAACGTGCTTCTTATGGCTACTGACCTCAAGACTCCTCTTAACTTAATATACAATGGTCCCCAACCACACAGCAATGAGTCTCTTCAAGCTTTCTTAGGTTACTCATCTAAAGATAAGTTCTTTAAACTGTTAAAGAAACTAATGGAGCTTGGTGTACTCTATCAGATAAAAGGTAAGATCTCAGGTAGCTTACGTGTTGTATATATGCTAAACCCCTACATAGCTCGTAAACGTAAGACTATAGACAATACAGTCTTTAATGTCTTTCAGCCATTTATAAAATAATTATAATAATTTATAGAATACATTTTGTTATTCTAAATTATTTATATATTTGTGGCATGATACTAGTTTATCTTGACACAAAAGACAGCATCTTGCTTAAAGCAAACGATACAAGCTTTCATGCTTTATATCATATTATTCAGCAGACAGACCTACATAGTAATGTCTGGTATGCAGATAGTTTTAATAAGAATCTCATCGTTGATGAGCTTAGTGTATCTCTACCTGCACTGGAAAAGATGATAGCATCGTTACGGGAACGAGGACTGTTAATTAAAATACAAAGAGGGAAGTATAAGCTTCCTGATCACTTTTTGGACTGCTGATGGAGATTGGAGAATTAAGATCGACTAGTCTAGAAGAACTATTCAAACGGGAGGAAGCCCTGGTAGATAAATTTAATAACTACTGTAGACAGCACAGTAAGAACTTAGAAGTAGGGTACTCAATCTCTGCTACACCTACTGGGGCAGCTCTTTTCATTTTACACTTTAAAATCAATAATAACAATGGGAACAACGGAGAAACTACAAGTAATTAAAGAAGTACTAGCAAACACTTTTATGCTAGCTACTACTCGTGCACAACAATACGGTTTGCAATTTACTTACAAATCTTATCCTGTAGAGGTAGAAGCTACAGACGAAACAGAAGGATTCAAAGCTTGGCATGTAGACATCATGGTGAAAGAAGCTGCTTATCCTGAAGTAATCATCCAACAATTTAGATATCCACGCCCTGCTGGCATTGACGCTAAGAATATGGAGTACCATGTGTTGGTAGAAGTAATCGCAGCATTTACAGAGACTTCTGTGTTTACTTGGCTTCAGGTTGGAAAGATGATGAATACGGACGAAGAATTACAAAAACAAATTATCGATGAAGCAACGCAAAGTAATTTCACTACCGACGAACCAAAACAAGATCTATAAGCAGATCCTTGCGTTTATGAACTTCATGCTGAATCTCACGCCACAAGAGCGTGATGTTCTGGCAGAAATTATTAGACTCGATAATGAATACGCAGCTCTTCCTGAAGAGAAGCGTGCTAAGTTTATCTTGTCTACTGACATGCGTAAGGAAATGCGTGAACTTGTTAAGATAGAAGAGAAACAGTTTAACGTTATCATCTCTAGGCTCAAAAAGAAACTCTTGTTCAACAAGCCGTTGATAGACGATAATAATCTCTTACACCAAGAACTTCGATACAAACCTGATCAAGATGGTTTCCGTATCGAGGTAAACCTTGTGATGACAGAAACTCCTTCTATACCTACTACTGCTCCTGAAAAGTCTTTCAATGATGAAGTAAAAGATGCAATGATTGAAAGGGTAAAGGAGGACACTAAAGTACTAGAAAACATGGTATGGGGTGGAGAAGCAATTCCTCCTGCTGAGTACCAGCATGATGCTGCCAAGGCTCCTGTGATTGAGGAAGAGAAGTTTGAATTTAGCATCAATCCTCCTGATGAAGAATAGACGCCAGCGAGATATTCTAGTAGATGCAGCCCGCCGCCATGGCATAACTATTGGCCAGGCGGAAGAAATCTGGAATCTACTTGGAGCAGGTATCGCTGACTCTATTAGTTCTGATCACAGGGATCCAGAGACTAATAAGTTTGTATTTGAGAAATTTCCTGTAATACACCTAGAACATTTTGGTAAATTTATACCTAGTAAAAAACGAGTTAATTACGCTAACTATTGCTTAACAAAAAACAAAACAGATGATACTCAAGATAACACTACCGACGGTTCCGTTTCCTGACGATATAGAGATAACGGATGATACTCTAAAGATAGAGGAGCTTATCAACGATGCTCCTGAACCTGAGTTTACAACGTTTTTTAGTATCAACGCTATCTCTCCATTTAAGACACCTTATGGAGATTATACTATAGTACACAGCGGAGGTACAGAGTTCTTATGTACTTATTCTCACGGTGAGCTTTACGATAAGCTATCAATGATTTACACTAAAACACACGGTGTACAGTAATGAAAGCCATCCACGACTTTAGTTTTTGGGATACTTATCCTGAGTTAGTAATGATAGACAGCTTTAATGCGCTACACTACAAAGACTCTAGCAAGAATAAACAAGATAGCTCACGTAAAATGTGGGCTATCTATTATGCTTATAACCCAGAGTCTAAGTTCTTCAACATTCCCCACAAGTTAACTATGCTTGCTAAAGACTTTCTCAAGGACCCAGAGTTTAATTGGGATAGTTTACGCGAGCAAGTGTTTACTTACAAGGAGCTAGTACTTACTCCCGCAGAGCGCGGTCTTGTCAATTGGACAGAGATTATGCATGTAAGAGATGAGTCGCTAAAGAACATGTATAAAGATGCTATCCTAGAGAGGAATCTCAAGGAGCTAGTAGAGTTAGATAAGATGTTAGCTAACACTGCTAAGCTTTTTCAGGATTACAAGAAGATTAAACAAGAATACGACGAAGATAAGACTACGCGCAAAGGCAAAAACATTGCATCACTAACAGATTCAGGAGAAATTTAACATGATAAACAACTCTAACTTTAGGCTCAAAGAAGTTCCTAACTTTCATCCAGAGTTAGAATACTATGATCGTGTTTCTTTTTGGAAAGACGAGAAGCGTAAGTGTATAGAAGGTTCTTGGGTAGGTGGTAAGTGGATGCCTGGTCCTCTATATTACTACATCAACTTCCACAACATTCAGTTTGAAGACGACACTTCCGTTTCCCAGGCCTTTGGTTTGCCGTTTCTACGAGACATCGACTGGGAGTTGTTTTTGATATACGAAGAATGCCGTGGATTCTCAGGTTTTAGCGGCGACACTGCCTTCACATGCGACAGAAAGTATGGCCCAGAGAAAGATATGGCTATCAAACTACAGCGTATCACAGAAGCTGAGGCTAATTCTAAGACTTACATTCCTGCTAGAGAATATCTACGCAGGATTCACCCAAAAAACCTAGGCAAACCTCTATACCGTAACTCTGCACAGCATTTAATCAGTATTCAGGCTCGTGGTTCGGGTAAATCCTACTCCTCATCTGGTATTGCTGCCCATAACTTCCTGTTTGACGGTGCTACTGACTATGATGACTACCTAGAGCGTAGAAAAATCAAGCAATACTTAGCATCCGACACCATCATTGGGGCCATCGATACTAAGTATACCGTGCCTTTGATGAAGAAGATCCAGACTGCAATGACTTTATTGCCAGGCAGCTTTGAAATGGGAGAAGATAAGTACCCTTCTCCACTAGCAATCACCTACACTGGTTCCCTAATGCCTAACCGTGAGGGGACTACTACTACTGGCTCGGTGTTACGACATCGATCCTTTAAGGATAACCCACTTGCAGCCAACGGTACACGTCCTAACCTCTGTATTCTTGATGAGGTCGGCTTCATGTACAACCTTAAAGAATCTTGGGGTGCCATTGAAGCAACACAAGCATCGAAGGCTAAAAAGAGTCTTGTTATCTGGGCCCTAGGAACAGGCGGTCTCGTATCTGGTAGAGCAGCACTCTATGCAGAGTCTGTATTCCGTAATCCTCAAGATTACAACTGCTTGATCTTTGAGGATATCTTTGAGAACCGTGGAAACATCGGATACTTCGTACCATACAGACTCACACTTAATGAGTTTAAGAAAACAGAAAACTTAATCACAGACTTAGATTTATCTAAGCTATACATAGAAGATAAACGTACTACAGCTAAGAAATCTCCTGATCCTACTGTATACCAGACAGAGATCATCAATGGACCTGAGGTACCGTCAGAGGCATTCTTGGTACTCGAAGGCGCTTTCTTTCCTACCCTACTGCTCAAGGAGCAGCTCGCAGAGATTGAAGGAGGTAAATACAAAAAATACCAAGAGGCTAGCTTTAAAGGCCACATCAGCTTCAACGACAAAAACGAACCAGAGTTTTAAACGGAGCAAGATGCTATGCCTATCAGGAAATACCCGCTAAGTAAAAATGATGATAAGCGTGGTTGTATAGAAATCTGGGTAAAACCTCAGCGAGATCCAGACGGTCTAATTCCACGCGGTACCTACATAGCAGGAATCGACGTTGTTGACAAGGACAAGTCTACGACAGACTCTCTTCCTTGTATAATAATCATGAACA